TTGCGCGTATTGCTGTGCGAGGGCTTGGGTAGCAAAACTCGTTCCATCGTTCATCTGCGCGGCAAGAGTATTGAGCCCGTTCTGAGATGTGTCTTGGATTTGAGCGTAGAGAGATTTAATAGAGTTTTGAGTGTCAGGAGTTGCGTTGAGGACTGACTGAGCAAGCGCATCTCCCTGTGCTGGCCCTTGTGCAATAACCTCATTGATGAAAGATTGATTGTAGCCCTGCGCAGCAAGAAGTCCAGCATCTTGTTGCAGTTGCGTAATCTGAGCCATTTGATCTTGCAACTGAGATACCAGACCACCAGCAGTTCCTCCACCAGCCGTGAATAGTTTGCCAATGTCAATCTTGGTTGCGCTGGCAAACGCGCTAGTCATTGCATCAATAGATTGCTGAATAATACTCTGTCGCTTATCGGCGGCGGCTTGCTCAATCTGCGCGGCTTTATCTGCGTACTGTTGCTGAATATCAAGCAAGTTTTCCTGATGAGTGGCAGTAGCGTTCTCGACTGCGGTGTTGTAATTATCTTGAGCCGTAGCCATAGCATCGTCATACTTTTGGTTAATGTCTGCGACTGATTGGTTATAAGTTTCGTTGGCTTTTGCTAAAGCATCGTCACGAGTAGCAGTTGCCGCATCCATCTTCTGTTGGCGGTCTGTGAGAACCGCGTTCATCTGATCTTCTAGCTTGACTGCCTCATCGTTGTATTTCTTGATTTCGGCGTTGCGCTTGGCTAGTGCGGTGGCAGTTGCTTTAGCAGCAGCAGCGTGGGCTTTAGATACGGAACCGCCCGGTACTTGACCCGTTATATGCAGAGATCTGCCCTTTGAAGTTGGGCCTTTAGCAAGATCGCCGCTTAAACCGCCAATCGCAAGTTTTTTATTTTTTAGCGCGTCAAGCCCATTAGCAAATCCATCTATTTTCTTTTTAGCAGAATCAAAGAAATTGCCAACATCCTGAGTGCTTTCGTTAATCATTTTGAGAGCTGCCTTAGCCCCACCGCCTACGAACGGAAGATGAGAAAGCGCACCAAGAAATAGTTTGAGTGGCCCTGACTCAATCTTAATGAAGGCAGTTACTAGATCGCCAAGCGCACCGATAACCCATCCGACCGCCTCGACTACCGCTTTCATTACATCAACAACAATGTCGCGGAAAGTCTTTGAGTGATTCCAAGCCATTACGAATACGCCTACGAGCGCGATAACTGCGGCGACGACTAGCATGACCGGGTTAGCCTCGTCTTGGACAAGATCCAACGCTTTCTGTGCCATCTCCCAAGCCTTGATTGCGGCTATAACTCCAGCGATAACTCCAATGACGAGAGTTAATTCAGGCAAAATAGGTTTAATAGCGTTTAACACACTTGAAAAGACTTTAGTTAATTCAGTCAAAATAGGAAGCAATGCGCCGCCAATAGTTTCTTTAACGGATTCCATTTTTTCATGCATCAGTTCCATCTGCCCTGCATAGGTCTGAAGATAAGCCTGAGCCTGTGCACCGACCTTTTGATGTAACTCATCCAGTGCCTTAGCAATAGCTTGATTTTTAGGCAAATTCTGATCAAGAACAATTCCGTATTCTTTGAACGCTCCGCCCAATTTTCCAGTAGTAGCCTTAGCCAAAGTTTCCGTTGCGGCACTAAGACTTTCATGTTGGGCGCGAGCGAGGTCAGCGGCTAACCCCATCAATTTTTGTGATTCAGTTACAGAGCCAGTTGCCGTGACAAGGGTAGTCATTGCGGCGCGTGTATCGTTGCCAGTAAAGGCTAGGTTTTCCATAGCCGTAACTGACTTCTCAACTGCGGTGCGATTTGCCTCAGTATTCACTTTAGCATTGTTCATTGCTGTTGCTAGTTGAACAGTTGAAACCTGAGCATCTTCAGCGGCCTTGACTGTGCCTTCTAAAAATGAGGTTAATGTCTGCGCCCCCATCGCCATAATGTTTCCAGCGAATACGCCACCTGAAACGGTTTTAAGGGACGAAAACTTAGACTCTTGATTTTTAGCAGCATCGCCTACTTTTCCAAGTTCGGATGTGGCTTTATCTACTGCGCTAGTAAGGTTTCCAAGAGCAACTTGGATGTCAATATTTAATGGAGGAATATCACCTGCCACTCTAAACCCCCATCGCTGCTCTAAAGAATCCCGTTGCGATTATCTGCGCTTTACCCGTTGCGATGAGATTCTCACGCGCAGGGGTCATATATGGGTATTTTACCCCATTCCAATTAGATGAGCCTTGTTCTACTGCTCTGGCGTATTCAGCACCGGATTCAACGCTTGCAACATAAGTGCCAAATCCTTGATGCCTAACTGGTTGAGCGATGATGTTGCGAAGAAGATTACCCGTTGCGATGTTCGGGCCTTCTCCTGATCGTGGGCCGATGTGAGGGTTGTGGCGTAACTTATTATTCTTCTGAATCGGTGGGTTTGGAGTTTCACTAGCAATTTTGCAAGCATCTATCCAGAGAGCAATAGAGACTAATCTCGTAGCCAACTCGCCTGCTTTATCCATGCGATTTTGCCATGCCTTCAAAGCCGCTGAGACTTCGGGCAGGTTATCGCTCACCGCTTCTCCATCTTTTCGATCTTCACTTGCTCAATGGTATCGGCTATTGCTAACAACCACTCAGCCCGTACTGCTGGCAGATCATCTACTTGGTCAGGAGTCCAACCAAATTTATCTGCAAACCTAAAGTAGAACCATTCCTCATCGGGGTAATCAAAGTCTGAGTGTCTTTGAAACCCTTGAAGTAATCCTTTAAGCCGTTCTAGTTTTCTAAAGGGCTATCAGGATTCAAGCGATTGAGGTCGGTGTCTGTAAGTTCAGGGAAGATCGCCTCGCCGGTGTCTGCAAGTTCAGGGAAGATCGCCTTGATGTAGCTTTCGGTTTCTTTGACGAGCAGAGAATAGTCAGGGATTGGCAGTTCCTCGATGGATTCCTCTTTGACTGAGGGGATGAGAAGGTCGTAAGACCAGTCTTCAATGATTGCGGCGAGAAGCGCGTTACTGATAGCAATTCCGCGCTCTGCTGCTGACCCACCATCGCCAGCCTTCATAATGCGGTTGCGATCTTTAACTTTAAGTGAGTTAGGGTCTTTGAGTGTGACTGTTGCGCCTGATGGAAGTGTAAGTTTTGACATGATGCCTCCTAGTAGTTTGCCTTCTGATTATCTTAGCAAAGATAGGCAATGGGGGGGATAAGCGAAGGCGGGCTTATCAACCCCCACTGCGGTCTATGGGTTAAGCGACTGAGGTGGTTACTGCGTTCTTGATAACCCACTTGATAGGTGAGTATCCGACAGTTCCAGCATCGGTCAGGTTGCCTTGAGCGTTGAAATCAACCAAGACTTCGACAAAATCCTTAGAGCGTTCGATAACGGCGAGTGTGTACGCGCCCTTTGTCATCGTGGCTTGGATTGATGTTTGAGTAGCACCTGTTCCAGTTGTCCAGTTAAAGACGAGTGCTGGTTGGGTGTTAGTCAAGTAGTTAGTCAGTTGGGTGTCACTTTCCATGAGGAAAGTTGCCTTACCCGTTACCTCAAGTGCGCCAAGAAATACCTGATAAGGAGTCTGCACATTTGAGATTCCATAGACAGGAGTTACTGGTCGCTTGAGATCAATGTTTCCATCTGTGTTGGTTGAGATCGTAGTACCAGCAACGCTGACAGTTCCAGTCCAGACAACGCTTGGAAGGACAGTTGAGAAAGATGGAGTTGGGGTCGATGCGGTAGCGGACTGCCATCCTGTTGATTTTGCATCGTACTCAAGGAGTCCGTCTGCGTTCCACTTGAGAGAGAAATCTGAGAACTGATGGCCTGTCCATGAGCGAACATTTGCGCCATAGAAATCAACGATTGTGTAAGCAGAAGGTTGAGCATCTGCGCCTGATGTTGCTGAGTTTTTGAGTGCGAGGGTGTGGACATAAGGTGCTGAGCCTGAAACGACATCTTCACCAAGTACACCAGCAAGAGGGTAGATCACGGTGTCGGCGAATACTGCTCCACCAAAGTCAAAGGTTGAGTGAACGCGGCCTTGTAGGTAGTTGTAATTCTTGACAAGCGATCCACGCAAGCCCTCATCGTAG